TACGGTGACGATAACGTTATTTCCGTGCATCAAGAAGCTAGGTCAAAGTTCAACCCTACTTCTGTTTCTTCTGCTATGAGCGAATTCAACATGATTTATACGTCCGAAGAGAAAGATTCCACAATAATCGAGTTCCGTAATTATTGGGAAATAAGTTTTCTGAAAAGAGGTTTTACATATGATGGTGTTAACATGTTAGTGTTAGCCCCCCTCGATTTAGAGACTATAACTTATATGCTTTACTATCATAAGAGGTCAAAGGATTTTAAGGTTAATCTACAGATGGCTTACGAGTCTTTCTTAGATGAACTAGCTTTACATGATGAGTTCGTTTACTTGTTTTATCTTGACAAAATTGCACCCATTATGTCCAAAGAATTCGATTATATTACGAAAATATCGGATCACCAAGAGCGCAGATTAAAGACTCTTGGTAAGAAACTCGTATATTAAACCCGATCTTGTAGGGGGGAACAATAGAATCTTATGAGCCCAACCCCCCAAACACTGCGGGCTTTAATACCCTTATTTATTTAAATCAAGGAAATTGTTTATATATTTATATTTACCAACCAGGGTGACAATTAAAATAAACCCAGGTACTCATAAGTCGTCTGCATGATTTAGTGGTCATGTAGTTGTATAATTCACTAGCTGCAACCTCAAACCAAAATAATAACATTGTAAATAAGGATACCGACAATGTTACTTTATCCAAAGATATCCAAGAAAATTTGGCTCAGTTTTCTGATCCATCTATGCCTCATATTGATCATTCCATTATGACCATACCCAATCCTCTAACTGCTTCCAATTTAGGTTCTAGAGTTATTGATGTTAAAAACTTTTTGGAAAGACCCGTCTTATGCCCCGCTGCTTCCATCACTTGGAATACTTCGTTAATTCGTGGTACGATCTTGATGCAAATGTCAGTTCCTTCTCTTTTGTTGAATGAAACTGTTTACAAAGAAAAGATATCTGGCTTTTATGGGTTTAAAGGCGATCTTGTTCTTAAGTTCCAAACTAATGCTCAGAAATTCCAGCAAGGAATGGTTCTTATATCCGTTCTTGCTGGTGGACCCATGATCACGATACCTAGATTCAATGTAGTTAAGAATTCCATCGTAGCTCAGTCGCAATTACCTTCTGTGCGCCACGACATTTCTACTACTAATGAAACAGTTATTAAAGTTCCATATTCTTCACCCATGCTCATGCATCCTCTTGATCCTATACGTTCGAGAGATTATGCGACCGTGTTTTACACGGTTTATTCCCCTTTGAGTTCCGGTACTATTTCTTATAAGTGCTGGTGTCATTTCGAGAATGTTGAGTTGCTTTACCCGATGGCTCAATCTGGTAAGAATATGAGAGTTACTAAAAGAGCAAATCGTTATACTTCTTCAGATCAGGAAGACACAGGTAGTATTATTTCTACTCCAGTCTCCACTATTGCTAGTGGAGTCAGGCAGCTTGGAGATAATATACCCCTTATTTCTAGTTTTTCTCAACCCACAGCTTGGTTTTTAGATTCCTTATCTAAAGGTTTTGCTGCCTTTGGTTTATCAAATCCTGTCGATACGTCCGTAAGACATTCCTTTGTTCCGAGGATTATGTCTCATCCTAACAATATAGATGTTAATGATACTGTCGACTCGTTTGGTTATATAGCTGGAAATAAGGTTGCCCATTTACCAGGCTTTGCTGGTACGGATGTCGATGAAATGTCTATTCAACATTTATCTTCTATCCCCAGTTATCTGTCTGGAGATTCTTGGTCTGATACTCAAGCTGCAGGTACAGAGATTCTTACTTTTACTATTGGTAAGGTAGGTTTTTATGTCCCTGGTGTTGTTACCACTGGAGGTTTACCCAGAACATACCGAATGTATGCTCCTTTTGCATATGTCGCAAATAGGTTCATGTATTGGCGGGGTTCTATAAAGTATAAGTTTTATTGTGTTAAAACCAACTTCCATAATGGTAGATTGGTTTTTGCCTTTAATCCTAATTACACCCTTGCAAAGAATACTTATGCAAATTCGTATTTCAATACTAGATACATCTGGGATATAAGTCAGGTTCCTACATTTGAGATTACCATTCCTTATGTTAATCCTCAGTCGTGGACTTACTTTGATGACAACTCGAACATTGGGACTCTCAAGGCCTTTGTTCTCACTGAGCTTGAAGGTGTTAGCGGTGTTGCTAGTACTGTTGAAATTATAACAGAAATTAGTGCCGGGCCTGACTTTGAAGTTTCCGTATCTGCATACGGTAATGAGCAAGGTAGGCAAGCTATAATGGTACAATCAGCGGACTTTGCTATAGAAAATACTCGATTAAACTATAGTAAATTCAAACAATTATCAAATAAATCGGGACCCGAAGGAGATTCGGGTAATAAAAAAGATCTTCACTCCCTTCACAAGAAAAACAAAGTTTTTGTACGTTATGCCAAGCAAAACCAATCCAAAAAAGAGAAGAATATTAGGAATTCTCGTATTAACAAATATTCCATATATGCTCAATCCTCTGAATTATCAATGGGTGGTTTTGATGATGATATTAATCTGAATATTAATCAAAACGAGATTGATACTGCTGGATACAATTCTTTGTATACTACTGGTGAAGCCATAAAGTCTCTCAGACAAACCCTCAAAAGGAGTAACTTGAAGTTTCTGGGTGATACAGCTAATACAGCTGTTTACCGCTGGACTTCAGACACACACATGCCTTTTTATGCCACTTTAGAAGCAGGTCAGCCCGATATTTTACCATTTACTAGAAATATTCAGGATGATTATGATTATTTCTCCGGATTATTCGCATTCTTCCGAGGTGGTATTATATATCGAGCCGTTCCGCACGCTACTACTGCGGTCCGCCCACGCATGTTCCTTTTGAATACCAGCATTACAGCATGGTCTCCTCAGGTCAGTACGGCCGATAAGAACATCATTGCTGGTACGCAACCTAACCAGATTCTGAGTAGCAGTTATGTCCAAGGCGCAATAGACGCACATGTTCCGTTCTATTCACCTACCCACACTGCTGTTTTTATGCATTGTCCTTTCGTAACTACGTATACCACTAGTTTACCTTTCGACTTTGGCCATAAAACGATTGATATTACCATGCGCAGTCCTACTGCAAACACTATATCATTCGATGTCACTAGACAAATAGCAGATGACTTTTCCATGGGTGGTTTCATTGGAGTACTTCCAGTACTTAATGCAAATCTCCCCTCTGGAACAGTCCCGCTCCCCTAAGTTAGTTTTAATTAATTTTATTGGATGTATGTAATCACGGCCTTGGATTTGACGCTTTAACCTGGTCGTAAAAATATATACGATCCTGCGTCATTAAATTATTTATTATTATAGAGAAAATAGACATGTTTATATTACGAAATAAATTTTCTTTATGATTCGTAAGTCTCGTTGTTTG